AAACTAAAGAACCTGAAAATAGTGAAGACCCTAATTGGAAAGCTTTTAGAGAAGCTAGAAAGAAAGATAGAGCAGAAAAAGAAGCGGCAGAAAGAAAAGCATCTGAAAAAGAAGCAGAGATTTCCGCTCTTAAAGCTGCAATGGAAGCTGCATTTTCTAAATCAGCTCCAACTCCACAAGCTTATCAAAATTATTATGGCATGAATCAAAATGATCAGACCGAGGAAACAGAAGATCAAAGAATTGAAAAGAAAGTAAATGCTTTGATTGCTGCTAAAGAAGAACAATATAGAAAAGAACAAGCTGAATTAGAAAAAAGAGAATATCCAAATAAACTATCTCAACATTTTCCTGATTTTCGTCATGTGTGTTCTCAAGAAAATTTAGATTATTTAGATTTCCATTATCCAGAATTATCTAGACCATTACAGCGTTTACCTGAAGGTTACGATAAATGGCATGATATCTATCACGCTGTAAAGAAATTTATACCAAACTATGCAACAGCAAAAAAAGAAGCAGCACGTGCAGATGTTAATAGTATAAAACCTAAATCTATTTCAAGTACTGGCCCTTCTCCTACAGGTGAGGCACCTAGACAATCATGGCAAGAATCTGAGCAAAGAAGAACAGAAAACTGGTCGAGGATGCAACGTATTATGAAGGGGGTCTAAAATGGATGATCAACAAATAAAAATATACAAAGAACTTATGCAATACTATTCAAAATCTGAACTGATTTCTTATGGTTCCCCAGATCAATATCAATTTAGACAAAATGAACTATTAAAAAAAATGGCTGAATTTATATTAACTCCATATTGGGAATGGCAAAGTGCCCAGAATGAAAAAAATAATCAAGAAGATGGATCAATGGTTGATTTATGAAATATTATTGTATTTAAAATTATAAATATATAATCTGTTCTTTAGCAGTCAATAGGGACAGTCGCTAACCCGCAGAGCCTACGCCTCTTTAACGTAAGATAAAAATTATTAATTTTTAACTTACAAAGAGGCGATTATGTCTTTTTCTACTGGGATAACTGGAATCCAGAATATGGCTCCTGAACTTCCTGTTCAGGCTTCCGAAGATCTTTTATCTACCCCAATGTTTAATTTAATCCACTCGTTCGGTGTGGATCTTCATCATGCAGAAAGTTACATCGGTAAAACAACTCGTATGTCTCGTTTTGAACGTCTATCTACGGATGGCGGTCAACTTGATGGTACGGGTATTGATCCTGCTTCAGAAGTACCTGTACGTTCAGATGTAGACGCGACCATGGAAATCTATGCGAAGTCTATTATTACTAACGAACAGGTTATTTTATATGAGAATTCTAAGACTCTAACCAAGTTTACAGCATTGCTAGGACAATGGTTAAGAGAAAAGGAAGATCTTTTGATGAGAGACCTTTTTAGCTCGAGTGTTTCTTACATAAACGCTACAGGCGGTTTGAACGGTGATCAGCCTTCAAATATATCCTTAAATGATGTAAACAACATCGAAAACATCCTTTTGGGAAATGATGCTAGATCCATGCTTACTAACTTGGAAGCTACTTTAAAGTTCGCCACAGGTGGTGTTCGAGATGCATTCATAGCTTTAGCAAATACAAATCTTTGTGCCGATTTACAAAAAGTACAAGGCGTATTGCTTAAGTCTGCTTACCCAACTCAAGAAGGTATTAGACCAGAAGAATACTGTTCTATCTCTAGATTCCGTTTCTTTGTTTCTTCTAAAGCTGCAAAGACACCAGGAATTTCAATGAGAGGTAATACAGTCTACACAATTCCTATGTATGGTTTAGAAGCTGCAGCAAAAATCGAGCAGAATAACTACACAGCAGTAATCGGATATCGACCTCCTTGGGTTGTTTCCTCTGTTGCGCAGAATAGCCAGTTATACGCTAAGTTTGCTATCGCTCGTGCGATTACAAATCAAAACTGGATCTCTGGTTTGAACGTAACAACATTCCAACCATCATAAGGAGGAGATCATGGCTTTTACAATTCTTACAGGTGATACTTTCACATCTACAGGTGCAGGAGTTAAAATTCCTTTACCTAGCTCAGCTGACTATATGGAAGTTTTTAACATAACCAATTTAGCAGCATCTAACCCAAATGAGGTAACTATCAGTCGATGGTTTGGGCCTAAATTTGGATTAGGGGCTTCAGCCCCAGATGGTGGAATTAAAACAGTTAAAACAACATCTGATTTAACATCTACTTATTCTAGTGGGGGTTTTACTTATGTTAGAACTGCTCCAGTCGTAGAAGCTCAATCCGCTAATGCTATTACTGGCATTACTGCTGCAAGTCCTGCTGTAGTGTCTCAAACTAATACTTATTCTGATGGAGATATTCTTCAATTTTATAGCACAACTGGAATGCTTCAAATCGCTGGAATGAATTTCCAGATTTCAAGTACTTCTGGGTCTGGTTATACATTGATTGGATTAAGGGCTGCTGGTTTTGCCGCTCCCGCAACTGCTGGTTATACTAGAAGGATTTCTAAATATGCAGCCGTTGACCCTCAATTTCTTTATATAACTGAAATTACTCAGGCAACTCAAGCTGTAGTTAGAACATCTGTTGACCCAACACAATACTATGTTGTAGGAATGAAAGTTCATTTTAGCATTCCATATTCTATGGGTATGTATCAAATGAGCGGTCTTACAGGAAAGATTGTTGCCATGTCAGCAGCTAACTACACAATGACAGTAGATATTGATACAACAGCATTTACTGCATTTGCATTTCCTGCGTCTACTAGTTCACCAACAGCACAATTATTTGCAACTCTGTCTCCTGCTGGTGCTTCTACTCAATTCAATCCTGTGACCAATGTTCAAACTGGTTATGACTTCCAATACCAGCCATTTAGAACAGGTCAGTTCACTCCGTATATGTACCTATCTGGAGGTTCACAATCTCCTGCGGGCGCGGCGAGTGATCAGATCAATTGGATTGCGTATAAATTAGAAAACTAAAAAACGAATGGGTGGGTACAATTTTGTTCCCATCCTTTCTAAATGTAAAGCGGGCTTTACATGGCAAATCAATATCTTCCAGGTGTGATACAGATTCCTAGTATGCTTTTAATAATTGGGATTACTCAATCATTTCCAATGGTAGTTACGTTCATTGTACCAGATACAGGATCTAACACTTATGTGCCAGGACAACTTGTTAGATTATCTGTTCCTAAAACATGGGGCATGTTTCAAGCAAATGGATCAACAGGAAAGATATTGGCAGTAGATTCAACAACAATGGCTTTAAATATTGATTCTACTTATTTCGACACTTTTATAGATGGCTCATCTACGAGTGAAACTCCTGCAAGTTTAGCCCCTGCTGGCTCACAGAATCTTGAATATAATAATACAACAAATAACGTTCCATTTCAAAGTTTGAACAATATAGGAAACTAATATGACAAAACAATTAATGCTTGCAACAGCTTCTGGTGAAGTTCACGGACAAATAAATACTCTTACTAATAGTGTTCCTTTTGATGATTTTAAAAATATGAAACCTGAACATAAAAAAGATCTTGAGAAACAAAAGAAAGAAGATGCTCGTCTAGTTAAAGCTGAATATATGAACTCAAGAGGTAGACATGAGAGGCTTACTAAACCATATTGCAAATATTCTGGTGACCCTATTCAAATCTGGCATTTTATTCCTGGAAAAGTATACGAAGTACCACTCGGATTGGTGAATGAAGTTAATGATAAAAATAAAATCATGAAAAAGAGAGAAGGATTAATCAGTATAGATGGTAACCCAGTTCAAAATAATGAAGCTCCACTTCAAAGAGATGAAGATGGTGATTGGATTCATAAATTTGTTGCAGTTGGGTTTTAAATTTAAAACAAGCTTTACATGAGGCAATATGAGTTCAGTACTTCCAGCAGATTCAACGTATACTTTTATTGAAAAAAAAGTAAGACGTCTCACTGCATCAGCTAGTGAAGCTGCACTCTCTAGTTTTGATATCCAACAGGCTGTAAATACTTTTTATTCTACTGATTTCCCATATTCTATTAAGATTGATCAACAAAGATCTGTATATAAGTTTTTAACTATTCCTAATGTTGACCGTTATCCTGTAGACGTGAATAATTTGCAGGGTTTCCGTGCCCCCGTATATTTTGAAGGCATTCAAGGTAATCTATTTAAAAATAGAGACCAACTCTATAATCTTTATCCACGTTTTCCAACTCAATTTCAACCAATAGGTGGGGATGGAGTTACTACAAGCTTTACTTTTACATTATTTGGTAATAATCAAAACCCATTTCCTCAACCAAACTTTGGCATATTAAGCACACAAGTAGTTATTGGAGGTATTGATGTTAACGGTAATCCTATCCGAATTATTGATGATGGTGGTGCAGTTGTCGATTCCTTTGGAATTGGCAGTAACACTACCACAGGACAATTATTATTCATCAATCAGAATAATGTGGGGAATAATGTTTATTTAGATTCATTAAATCAACAGAAGCCTGCAATTCCTGCTTTGTCTCCTCTTCCTGTCCCTTCCCCTCCATTGGCATTAACGCCACAATATTGTGGAACAGTCAACTATGTGACTACACAATTTGTTGTAAATTTTCCAGTTGCACCAGCAGCAGGAACAATGATTAATGTATGGGCTTCAACTTATCAAGTTGGACGTCCTTATAACCTTTTATTTTGGAATAATGAATTTACCATTAGACCTGTTCCGGATAACGTCTACCTCGTCGAAGTTGAAGCCTATCAAACACCCGCTCAGTTTATGAGTATCACAGATAATCCAACACTTAACCAATGGTCTCAATACATTGCTTATGGGGCTGCATGTGAAATATTAAGAGATAGGCAAGACATGGAGGGGGTAGGCAATTTAATGGAAGGATTCAAACGGCAAGAAGCGTTAGTTTTAGAAAGACAAGCCGTAGAAGAAATACAACAACCTAACATCACTCTATTTAATACCACTAATACAGGTATTGGATGGGGAATAGGACAAGGTTTTTAAATGGCTGGATATTCTCCATTAAAAATAACTGGAATGACTACAGGTCTTGTACAGCAGAGAGAAGAATTTCTATTGCCTGATGATGCTTATCCCACTTTACAAAATGCTTATGTTTGGAGAGAGAGAATATTAAGAAAAAAGGGTTATGAATTACTTGGTAGATTGCAAAGATCTGTTGTAGTTTCTAATGCTTTAATTGCTGGATCTATCAATCTTATTTCTTCCTTAAGTCTTGAAACAACAGCTTCGATTGTGCTTGGTTCTATCAATCTAGTAGGATCAATAGATGGTTCTACATACACTGATCCGAATATGGATGGTACTTTATTAGCCACAGGAGGAACAGGAACAGGTGGAACAATTAATTATTCAACTGGAGTTTTGACTATTACTTTAGGTGCTGGTCAAACTATGACGGGCACTATTCAATATTATCCTGGTTTACCGGTAATGGGAATTAGAACTAGGGAAATCCAGAATAGTGCAAATGATCAAACTATTTTTTTTGATCAAGTTTATGCTTATATTTTTAATAATACTTCGCAAGAATTTCAAGAATTTATTCCAGGAACAACATGGAATGCGCATGGGGGAACGGTTTCAGCAACTGATTTCTTTTGGTCTACTAATTACTGGACTAGTTCTACCCTTTTACCAGGAACTGCAATACCTTTTTTCACAACTACAAATGTTAAATTATTCTGGGAAACAAATAATACAGGACAATTTGGAGCTACTGCTGACCCAATAAGAATTACAGATGGAACAACATGGGTAGATTTCTCCCCACCAAATTTTGGTCAAATAGATGCGACTAATTTTATAGTTCAATGTCTTTCTTTTCTACCATTCAGAGGTAGAATGGTATGTTTTAATATATGGGAAGGGCCAAATTATGCAAGTGCTCAAAACTTTTCAAATAGAATTCGTTGGTCTACAATTGGTAATCCTTTTATTCCTTTTAGTGCTGGCCCTCCAGCACGTGGATCTTGGAGAGATGATATACGAGGACAGGGAGGATTTCTTGATATTCCAACTAGTGAAGATATTATTTCTGTTGGCTTTGTTCGTGAT